GCGTGCAACACCTTCATTGGCTCTCAAGCCTCGTTTGTGCTTGAACGCTTGATGGGTCAACGATCTCAGGTGGGCGCTGCTGCACACCGGGGGACTGCGGTGGAAGACGGTGTCGATCAGGCCTTGCTGAACGATCTATCAGATGCCGAGGGTATCAAGATCGCGCAGGACACATTTAGTCGTCTCACGTCATTAAGCGGAGATCCGCGCAGGGGCAAAGAGCAAGAGGCTGTGCCTGAGATGGTGAAGCAAGCCCTTGGAGAGCTTCGCCCATACGGAAAGCCATCATCGACACAGGGCTATGTGTCTTGGAACGTTGAAGGACTAGCTGTACCGATCATCGGCTATTATGACGTGGCCTGGGAAGAGTTCGGCGTTGTCTTGGACTTAAAAACGACGCACGCACTTCCCTCAAAGATCAAGGTTAATCACGCGCGCCAGGTGTCGCTGTATGCGATTTGCTTGGGCGAAAAGATGAGCGCTCGGGTAACGTACATCACACCGAAGAAAGTGGCGACGTATGAGATTGAGAATGTTCCTGAGCATGTACGAGCTCTGGAAAAGATAGCCCTGACCATCCAGAACTTCTTAGCTATCAGCCCGGATGCAAAAGAGCTTGCGTCTTTTGTGGCGCCTGACATCGACAGCTTTTACTTTTCTGATCCGTTAACACGCCAAGCGGCGTTCGAAGTGTGGGGGCTCTGATGATTTATGAAGCAAAAATAGCTGGAACTTTCATTTGCCCAATCATGCGTCTCAAGCAAGCTCCTGCCCCTGAAAAGGGAATGCCGGAAAAGGGTTCAAGGGCCATGGTTTATGGGCATTGCATCGGGACAGGCTGCGCTCTGTTTCGACATGTTGAGCCCTTCAATGAAGAAAACACAGAAGGTTATTGTGGGCTTGGAGGCAATCCGTTTGTTGGCGGGACTGGGCATCCAGCATTGCTCAACCAGAAATAATCAGTTCTGCCCGAGTGGGCGAAGGCAAGCGTCTGGCCAGACAGGCGCATTTGGTAAAAGGAACACGCAAATGGGTTTAGGTCTTAACATCAATACCGGCAGCAAAAACTTCCTGCCGATCATCAAGTACGACGCCCGTGCTGGGCGCGTCTTTCGTGTCGATAAGGTGGACGGCATCTCGACGCCTGTGGACATCACCAAGAAGTTCAAGGCTGTGTTTGACTTTGAGAACGTCGAGGTCGGCTACATTAACTTCGCGACTGGTTCGGCGCCTGACTTCGTCATGGTTCCGCTTGGGACTGCACTACCTGCTTGCCCTTCTGAAAATCACAAGCAGGGCATGAGAATGGTGGTGAGGTTGGGCAAAGATTGCGGCAGCGATTGCCGTGAGCTTGCAGGCACGTCAGGAGCGTTTCTGGCGAGCATGGAGAAGCTTCACGACGAGTACCTTGCTGGCGTGAAGGATAACGCTGGCAAGCTGCCTGTGGTCGCCCTAGCTGATACCGTGGCGATTGAGAGCGGATCTGGCGCTCGCAAGTCAACCAACTATCGCCCGGTCTTTGAGATCACTGCTTGGGTTGACAGGCCGAAGGATCTTGGCCCGAACGCCCGTGATGCTGAGGCGGCCCCTGCCATCAAGGCTGTGCCTCCGTCTACTGGATCCTCTCGCGCATCTGCGCCCACTGCCAGGTCGCCTGAGCCTGCGATGGCTGAGGACGAAGACTTCGGTTGATCAAATTGGGGGCGTCTATGGGCGCCCCCTCCCCAGAAAGGAGTCCAGATGCGTTTTGAAATCATCATGAACATGCCCACCAGGGGCGGTTTCGATAAAATCAGTGAGCCAATTCACCGGATAATTGTTGAGCACCCCGCCAAATCTCTTGAAGACTTTGTGCATGTGCTCATGAACTATGACTTCGTCATCGTCGAAGAGTTCTATCCCGGAAAGTTCAGTAAAGAGTACGAAAGCCATGGGCTGATCGCCCTCAACCACCGATACGTCGGGAAAATCAAACAATGGGACAGAAAGCAATGAACCACAAAGACGTTCTCTATAAAGCAGCTGCCATACTCAATGAACGCGGCGCAGCATATGGCGACATCAAAGATGTCTTCAGCCACGCAGCGCAAATAGCCTCGCTGATCAGCGGCAAAGACTACAATGAATACGACATTTCTGTGGTGATGGAGGCGATAAAACTGGCAAGACGCCGCGCAAACCCTAAGCTTGCTGATAACTACATCGACAATGTAAACTACACTGCGTTCTCGGCGCAGTTTGCCTTGAACGATACCAAAGGAGAGAAACCCGCTGCCGTGGCAACGCAGCCTGTAAATGAGGATGAACCATATGTTCAAGACATCAGCGTACACTTTGACGGGGTTAGCACTACTGTCATCGCCAGCCCTAGCCATTGAAGAAGATGCAGGGGCTTTCTGGCGCGAAGAAGCCGCCAAGAAAGAGTCTGTAGATCATGGCAAGGTCGCCGTCTCTCAGAAGAAGAAACTCGTGGTCGATCAGATCACGAAGGTCGTCAAGAAGGAGCTTGGCGAAGAGTGGGTGGCAAGCGCCCTCAAGATCGCAAAGATCGAGAGCGGTTTTAGCTGTACCGCAAAGGGTCCAAAAACCCGTCACGGTCACGCAAAGGGGGTCTTTCAACTGATCGACTCTTCGGCGCGCACTCTGGGTTTCGACCCCGGCAAAATGTACGACTGCAATGAGAACATCGCGGCAGGTGTCGCCCACATGAAGGTCTGCATCAAGTACGGCGTGAAAGACCCGCGTGGGATGGCTGCCTGCCACGTTGCTGGCTGGAACCATTGGAATGTGAAGCTTGCTCGTCAGCATGAGAGGTACAAGCAGCGTTACATTAACATGGCTTCGGCCTAAACCGGGGGAGCTTCGGCTCCCCCAACCCCAACGAGGCCAAAATGAGGAAGAAAAACAATGGGATCATGGATTTGAAATGGAGCACCTGCCGCTACATTCTGAACGACGACACAAGTCGGCCCAATTATTGCTGCGAGCAGGTTACGAGACGAGCCTACTGCGAGAAACACGCGAAGATCTGCTACCTGCCCCTGAAGAAGGAAACCAAATCTTAACGACTGCGCGGTAGGTTGTCTTCGTAATCAAGGAGGCAGCCATGATCCAGACCAAACTGAGAGCAACCATCAAACACCAAGACCATCTCCCCGGCACATGGGAGACCCCAGTAAACCCCGACGGAGAAGAGGCCCTCGCCTATATCAACAACATGATCCATCATATGGGCCACATCATCAAACTGGCCCTCGAACACGCAGACGAAGAAACCAGAAAGCAAATCAAACATCACGCTCACGCAGCAATCAAAGGTGAACAATGATCCTTCTACCAAGAGAACCAACTCCTGAAATGTGCCTCGCCGGATCGAAAGAACGGCTCGCTGGCAACATCTATCGCGCAATGGTCGCTGCCTACGAGACCAGCCGCGCAAATAGATATGAGGCCGCTCTGCGAGAGATCGCGGAGAGAGACCCCAGAACCTCGTACATCACCTATCGCAACATAGCCAAAGAAGCCTTGGGAGAAAGAAATGTCTGACGCGCTTATGGATCTTCACGCCCACTACAAAGCCGTCAGAGCCCGCCTGAACGCAGGGTCACCAAAACCCCCACCGGCCCTGCCCAAACCCTCAGAAGAGGCTCAATCAACGCCTGAGCCCCAGCAACCAACACCTGAACCAGAACAGCCCAAGATCATACCGCCCCTGACCTTCTTGGGGATGTACCCGACAGCCGTCCAGCTTCTGAAGGGTCTGCGCTGCCCCGTGGAGGTCAAAGAGAAACTCTTACCCATCCTTGAAAAGCACCGGATCCCGTGGGCCGAGGCTGCGGGCCAATCCCGGAAGGCCCCCTGCATCAAAGTCCGTCTTGAGATCTACGCCAAGCTCAGCGCGCACGGCTGGTCTCTGTCGCAGATTGGCAGATTGTGCGGCGACCGGGACCATACGACAGTGCTCAGCGGCATCAATCGGTTCATCAAGATGAACCTGAACGAGGTCGAGCTTGGAATGTGCAAGGACCTTGGGATGCGCCCTGTCGATTACTACGACGCCAAGATGACCTTGCGGGCTTGGCGGGGCCAGCAGACACATGCTGACGCGCTTAACTTGTCCGAAGAACCTGTTAAGGAAACGGGGGAAAGTTAACATGAGCGATGAACTGAAGTTGCCACAAGTCGGTGAACTGACGTTGCCGCAGTGGCAAGATTGGCTTGCGCGTTACAACACAGTTTTGGTTGAACGGGATCACCGTATCGAAAAGCTGGAGGCGGCGCTGAGGGGTATCGCGGAAGGGGATATTCCCCGCACAGTAAAAATCCCGTTTCGAGACGACGGAGAACCATCCAAACATGACCGCTGCGAGCACGGTCAATGGATGTACGAGGACTGCGGACGCTGCATCGAAGACTACGCAAGAAAGGAAATCAAATGAGTATAGAGATCGCAGAGAGACTGGAAGACATAGGATATTGCAGTCCCGAGCACATAGCTGAAGGTGCCGAGTGCATCCGCAAGCTTCTGCAAGAAAAGGCTGACCTGACCGTTCTTGCAATAGACAACGCATGGCGCATCGAGCGGCTGATGAAGGAAAACGACGAGATCACGGAATACACCCTGACCTTCGCCCCTCGCATCGCTGCGTTAGAAGGTCTCCTCAGATTCCTTCTAAAGAACGACCAGATCAAAGAAGCAAGCATCAATGTAGTGC